AAGAAAAATAAAAAGAATTCTAAAAAATCAAAAGAGAATAAAAAAGCTAAAAAAACAGAGAAAAAGGAAGAGCTTAAATACGACTATGAGGTCAAATGCTTATTGATTTATCAGCTGAAAAAAGGCGATTTAATCGAACTGATAAGCAATGAAATATCTACAATATGTCAGATTGTTGAAATATCTGACATAAGCGACTTTGTAATGACTTTAAAAGTAAGAGTAATTAATAATTCTTCCGATATTAAGAAAAACAATGCTGAAATAAAGCAAATCGAAAAGTCTGAAAACAAAAAAGGAAAAACTGTTCAGACAAAAAGAAAGGGGAAAAAGAAATAATGGAAGAATATTTAAAAGCTATGATTGGAAGAATAGATACTTCCATTATAGCTAAAATAACGAAAACATACCCGAACGGCTTTGTAGATGTCGAGCCTGTTGCTGAATATAAGGAAGTTAATTTACCCCCTATTTTACATGTTCCGATGTGCCAGATTGGAAACAGGAACATAAATATAAAACTAAATTTTAAGGCTGGAGATATTGTGCCACTGCTTATATGCAGCAGGGATATAAGCGGATATATTACTAAAGAAACCAGCGTTGTTAATACTAACAAAAGACATAATCTGACAAATGCTATTGCTTTGCCAATTTTAGTTTCTACTGATATAACTGCTGTAGGTATTCCTGAAGGCATAGAAATCGATGGAGATGTTGTTTTAAATGGTAATTTAACTGTAAACGGAAATACTGAAATTACAGGAAAATTAAAAGTCGGGAGTATTGAAAGCGGTAAAATAAAAGCAGAAAGTGTCGATACAAAAAACGGAATTAGTAAAGGCGGAGTGCTTTATAATCATCCGTAGGAGTGTGATTTATGGATATAAAGTTGAATAACAGTAATGGAGAAATGTATATAAATAAGAACAATGTAGAGTTTTTTAAATACGAAGAAAAGAATTTTGAGACAATTCAGCAAATTGTATTAATGTTACACATAAGAGAGGGAGAGTTGGATTATGACACCGAATATGGATTGAATTTTGAAAAGCTCTTTGGAACACATGGAAATGAAAATGAAGTAATAGAACATATAAGAAATAAAATAATATCAAATTTTAAAGACAGAATAAGTAAATGTTATGTTGAAAATTATGATTTTGAAAACAGAAAATTGAAAGTGAATATAGGAATTGAGTTTAAAGACGGAGAAAAATTATTGATGAAAGGGGTTGGTATCGGGTGGCGAGAATAACAGTAAATACAGTGCAGGACAATATGAATATTCTGAATAATGAATTAAAAACATTGCTAAAAGATGACTATTCTAATGATAAGCGGAGTGCTTGGTATATGCTTATGTATCCAGTGGCAAGACTTTTAAGAGATAAAATGGAAAGGCAGCAGATACAGGCAGATAAGATGAATTTGCTTAATTGCGAGGGAATAGAAATAGATGAACATCTTGCAAATAGTCCGTTTTTCTTTAAGAGAAAACAGGAAAGTAAGGCTACTGTAAATATAGAACTTATAGGCGGATTAAATGTTCCTCTTGAAATAGGAGATGTTATTGTTGAAGCAAATGACGGAATTAGATATACGCTTTCCGAAAACGGGATATTAAATAATAAGACTACTTTCCAATTCACTTGTGATACAGCAGGAGAACAAGGAAATAAGGAAGTTGGAAGTATTATTAAATTAGTTAAAGTTGTAAATGGTGTATACGATTTTAAACAAAATGAAGTTGCAGCTGGAGGACAGGAACAGGAAAGCGATAACGAGTATATAGAACGGTGGTTTTTAAGCCGTAACGAAAGCGAATGGAATCTTGATGGGATAAGAGCGGAAGTGTTAAAGCAGGAGGGTGTTAAATCTGTATATGCCGATGAAAATAAAACTATGACAGTTGATAGTAAAGGATTAGAGCCAAAGTCTATCGTTTTAATAGTAGACGGTGGAAGGAATGAAGATATAGCGAACGCTATATGGAAGAAAAAAGATCAGGCTATTCAAATGAATGGCGATACAGTTGTAACAGTAAAAGATAACCAAGGTATAGACAGAGAAATTAAGTTTTACAGACCCAAAAAGAGAGAAGTGCAAGTAAAAATCGAGTTCCAAAAAGCTGATGGGGTAAATATTCTTGAAGAAAATTTGAGAAACATTGTAAAAGAATATATCAAATCCGTAAAAGTAGGGGAATATATCACAAGTTATAAATGTGAAAGTGAATTTATAAGAACAGTGTATTCAGCCGATAAATTATTGAATGTAGATATTACTTTTAAATTCAAAGAAACTCCTGGAATAGTTTTTGAAAAAGTATTGAAATTAGGCTTTAATGAGGTGGCTGAATATGCAGAATAATCATGATTATTTACTGTCTAAATGCCCTTGGTGGCTTAAAAAAAACGAAAATGTACAGGCATTTTATAAAGCTGTAGCAAAACTTTTTGATGAAATTGATAACATTTATAATTTGCTGGAGAAACAGCATTTAATAGATTATGCGACAGGAGAGTTTTTGGACGACTTAGGCATTAAATTTAACGTCAGCAGAAATGGACAGACAGATGACAGATACAGAAACAGAATTAAACTGGCAATGAGAAAATATAAGTTAATTCCAAATTTGGAAACAATAAGTAATATCGGAGAAATGTTTACAGGGCTAACTCCAGTTATTGAATTAAATACTAATAATGAGCCAGCTTTATATGATGTTAAGTTTGTGAGTGATAAAGATTATGACTATTCATTGATTGATGAACTTGACTTAAATAGTATTGTTGGCGGTGGAGTTAAAGTAAATACTTCAAAATGCTTGGATAATTACATAGTTGGAATGAGATTTGGAAGTAAATCATTAGGACAGAATGTAATTAAGAATGATATTAAGCGAAATCCAGTTTGTAACTTTGCATATTCAATGTTCGGTAAATTTGGTAGAAATAGTTTGGGTCAGTTTGATTTAGGAAAAGATAATATGATTAATTTAAAATAAGGAGGTAACATGGCTAAATTAACAAAATTTAAGGCACAACAAGCTGAATTTCCAACTCATTATAAGGTAGAGGAAACAAGCAGAGGAGATACTAAAATTAAAAACATAGTTCCCGCTTTCGGAACAATAAGAGAGCAAGGAACTCCAGAAACAGAAGAAATTTACAACGGGTTACAGCTTGGAAATGTGCATACATTACAGGCAAATAAAACAACAAATTTGAATATAGATTATTATGTATGCAATTTAGACGGATTAACAGAATTTGGGCTAAACAATGACTTGAAATTAAGAATAAATGTTGATACTAAAAATACAAATACAACAATAAAATTAAGGCTAAATAATGTTGATTATACATTGCTGAAAGAATACAACGGAACTTTAAAGCAAATTGAGGCTGGAGACTTTAAACCTAACAAGTCATATGAATTAGCATATAACGGAAATCAGTTTGTAATAATAAATATCATGGAATATGGAACAGAGGAAAATACAGTTTTAGAGGGAAAAAGGCTGGCAGAAATAATAGGGCTGGAATTTGGCGGGAATATTCAAGATACAGGAATGAAATCTGTCGGGAAATTCTATTTCGATACTGTAAATAAATACTATTATGAATGTATAGTAAATAATAATTTGACTTATAATGATGTAACGAAGTTTAGGGCGATTTCCAACAAACCACTTTCGGACAGATTGGAAAATTTATACAGAGTGCAGCAAACAAAATTATACGTACATGCTGAAGCGACAGGACAAGGCAGAACAACATGCAACATTGTTCAAAAATTTGGTAATGTAGTAACTATTATTTTTGATAGCGGAGACACTTTGAGAAGCATTAATGATAACACTTTAATTTTTAGCATTCCTGAGGGTTATAGACCCCGAACTTTTCTATCGGTAAATGCTTCACAATTTAATGGAACTACAGGAACTATTTACATACAACCTGATGGTACAGCTAAATGGAGAGGTTCGGCAGTAACAACAGCAAGTATAATATTTTCAGTTAGTTTTATTACGAATTAATCTACAGAAAATACTAAGGAGTGTTGTGTATTTGACTAAGTATTTAAACTCCAATTGCAAACCACGTGAAAAGTCCGGGAGGTGTTGCCGTCATGTTAGTAGTTCGATTACAATACCATGAAAATTTCGTTTTACCCCGCGGAATGCCTTTCAGTATTCCGTCTGTAAATCCTTCCGCGTCGTCATTAAAAAATACTCCGAAGCAACTATTTTTAAACGACTTTGGGAAAATGATTTCTCCTGTAGCATTTACATTTTCCCTTACGCTACCCCACTGAAATATCAATCCCGACGGGAATTCAACATAATTATTTCCATTTCTGTGTAAATTTTCCAATTTACTCAAAAAAGCTATACTTAAAATAAAAGTATAGGAGTGATTCAAATGAACAAAAATTGGAAAATCTATGAGGAATATCTGAACAGTTGTATAGTAAGAAATGAAAGTGTAAAAAACACAACATATAAGACTTATGCGAACAGTATGAAACAGTTTATTGAGTATTTGCAACAATATGAAAATAATTGTTATCTGTTAAATAAAAAGAATGCAAAAAATATGGTAGGTATTTTAGAGAGATATATAAGATGCTGTAGAGAAAAGTTTAATAACAATGCAAGGACTATTAATAATAAAATAACGGCAATAAGTAGCTTTTACATATGGGCAGTCAAAAGAGATTTAGTTGAGGTGCATCCGTTCCGGGATAAGCTGGACCGGTTGAAAGTTACAGATGTGGAAAAACGAAGAAAAAGTTATTTTCTAAATAGTAAAGAAATAATGGAAATACAAGTAAAAATGAAATTGTCTGAAAAATATGACTTACAAGATCAATTAATATTCAATCTTATTATTGATACAGCGTGCAGAATAAGTGCATTACAGTCAATAAAGTTAGAAAATATTGACTTAGAAAACGGAATAATTACTGGAATAGTGGAAAAGGAACAAAAAATTGTAGAGTTTGCAATATTTGAGGAAACGATAGAGCTCATAAAGGAGTGGTTAAAATGTAGAAAAAACAGTGTTGAATACTTATTTGTCACTAAATATAGAGGAATATTCAAACAAATGAGTAAAAGCACTATAAGAGATAGAGTAAGAAAAATCGGAAAGCTTGTTGGGATAGATAATCTATATCCTCACAGTTTAAGAAAAACAAGCATTAATTTATTAGCAGAAGTCGGAGGAATTGATTTAGCAAGTGAATTTGCTAATCATTCAGGAGTAGATGTTACAAAAAAACACTATATCAAAAAGACTACTGCAGCAGAAAGAAAGTCAAAATTACTTAAAATGAGAAAGAAAATTGGATTTTAAGGAGGAAAAACAATGATAATTTATATTTATTTGATAGCAACACTGGAGAATATAGCACAGCCTGTTGTGACAACTTTTGAAGAATTTAAAGAAAATCCAGCAACTTTTTACCCAGATTGGGATAACGAAACAATGAAATATTCTACTGTACTTTTACAAAATCCAGTTGTAGATACCAAAACTGGAGAATTAAGAGAAATGACTGAGGCAGAGAAAGTAAAAGCAGGAGTGCTAACTTTATATGAAGGGCAATACTTAGATGGCGAGGAAATAAAGACAGTACCTAAGCCAAATGAATATAGTAAATGGGATAAAAAAAATCATGTTTGGGTAGAAGACAGGATTGAGAAATTGCAATATCTAAAAGAATTAAGATATCAGAAACAGCAAGAATATATTAAATATAAAAAAGAACTTGAGGAAAAAGAAGAAGAAAAGACAGAATTTGAAGGACTCGGATTTGACTTAACAGAGACAGAAGAAAGAATAGTGGAAATAAAGTCTGAAATGGATTTAATAAAAACCGAAATAGCAAAACTAACAAAAGAAATTACACAATTGAGTAAAAAATAGGAGGTAACAAAATGAATGAAAGATTTAATAAAATCTTTGAATATCTTTTAAAAGTCGAGGGTGGGTATAGCAATGATAAATATGACACCGGCGGGAAAACTAAATACGGAATTATAGAAGTAGAAGCAAGAAAATACGGCTATAAAGGTCATATGAGAGATATGCCGTTATCTATAGCAAGAGATATTTACAATAAGAAATATTTCAAAGGAAATAGATTAGATGAAATTGTAAACAGTAAAATATCTTTATCTATTTGTGACTGGATTGTTAATAGTGGTTCTTGGGGAGCGAAAAAGGCTCAACAGGCGATTAATATCATACAGGGTAGGCAAGTCTTAATTGTAGACGGAAAAATCGGAAATAATACCCTTTTTGCTTTAAATAATGTAGATGAAAAAAAGTTTTTGGAAGTTTATCATGAATTACAAAGAAAATTTTATAGAAGTATAGTAGAAAGCAGACCTACTCAACAAGTATTTTTAAAAGGGTGGCTTAACAGGGTAGATAGAAAAGAAAAATATATTAAAGAAAATTTATAAGGAGAGTGATTTAAATGTTAAAAGGAATATTTGAAAGTATTTTAAACGGAGCAGGACAAAATTTAGCTAATATAGTTGCTGTGTCTTTAGGAGGATTGTTAGCAACAGGATTAGGAACATTACTGGCGAAAGGATATAAATTTTTGCTGAAAAGAAAAATAGCAAAATACATTGCTAAATTCGTTCCGAACGGAATTGCCTTAGGGGATTTGCTGAAAGGAACAAAACCGAACGAGGAGGTGTTATTTCAGGCTGTTTTAAGGGTAGAGAACTTAGTATTAAAGATGTTCCCCCTTAGACTTAGACCTACAGTGGACAGGCTTATTGACAGTAGAAAGATAGCAAGAAATATTGAAAGAGCATTAAATGAAGACAAGACAGAGGGTTTAGCAAAACCGACGATAGAGGATTAATACCCTCTATTGTCGGGGGTAAAATAGAAAAAATGGTTGAAAAAACGGAAGATAAATTAATAGATAAGGCAATAGAAAAGGTAATGGAAAACGGAAAAATTTCCATTGCTGATGACAAAAGGCTAAACTTTAATATTATTGATTACAAGAGAGATTACAGCAGGAGCAATATATATGCCGATGTAAATTATAGAGATAATTTCAGAGGAGACAGAGAACTGTCGGCAAGGGCAGGATTTGTCTATTATTTAAAATAAAGGGAGTGAAAAAGTTGAACGAACTGATACAGGCACTACAGAAAAACGGATTATTTTTTATTCTGTTCTTTTCAGGAATATTATTCGGTGTGGTTGCACAAAGGATTGTGGATAATAAACCTGTAAAACCGCTAACAAAAAGATTAACAATAGCGGGAATAACAATGTCTTTAGCCTTAACATTTAACAGAATGAGTGTACATTTTGATGAAGCTACACTATATACAATATCTCCGATTATAGGATTTTTTGGAGAGGTAACCGTTGAAATGATGAATGCTAAAAGGACCGGAATAGGAAAGGGAATATTAGAGCTGTTTTTAGAAAGATTAGGGTTTGTGAAAAAGGGTGGTAAAGATGAAGAAGATGTATCACAGAAGTAGAAAAGGGATAATATTATTTTTAATGATAATATTTATAAGCAGTGTTGAAACTTTGCATTTAAGAGCAAAGCAGAGGGATTATAATTTCAGAGTAATTTCTGAAATAATTCATGAAGATTATAAAGCAGAAGATAACCATAGACTTTTTAAAACAATAGATTATCTTACAAAAAAATCTTTAAAGGAAGATATGGAATTATTAATAAAAATTAATTTCAGTTCATTTCTACTGTTCCTGTTACTTGACAGAATAGGGATATTTGAGAAAACAGGAGACACCTATAGAGAAAAGAAATTAATTATAAAAGAAAAGATATTAGGTAAAAAGGGATAGTGTATATAGCTATCCTGATTTTTTTGAAAAAAATAAGAAAATGAAAAAAGGAATTGACATAAATCAAAAAACATGATACTATATATATGTAGAGAGGAGGTGAATGCTGTATGAACTTTACAGAAGTAATTGCACTACTCGCAAACATCTGCACCATCGTTGTTACAATAGATTATTTCTTGAACAGACGGAAATAGTCGGTACAGAGGGGCTTTCAACCACCCCTCTCTACTAAAAATGAAAGGAAGTGGTTATAATGTTACAATATATAAATACAATATTATCTATAGTTAATTTGATTTTGCTATTATATTTATTGAATAAAAAAAAGTAAGCCCTACTCGCAAATTTTTAGGGCTCAACTGTATGAACTTCTTGATGTTAGTATACACTAAAATATATAAGAAGTCAAGAGAGGGAGTATATAATTATGGAAAATGATAAAAAAAGAGGAGGTATAAGAAAAGGGGCTGGAAGAAAACCAACCGGAAGAGAAAGGAATAAAAATATTTCTTTTCGAGTAACTGAAAAGGAAAAGGAAGAAATATATAATGCTTTGGATAAAATAGGTAAAACAAGGACGGAAGCATTATTGAAGATAATAGAAGAATACGAAAATAAATAGAAAAAGAGCATTCAGCTCTTTTCTTTTTGAGATGTTTCAGGAAGAATATCAATCTTTTTTTCTTCAACATCTTTAATTTCTTTTTCTTCAAGATTGTTAATTTCTAATTGTTTCAAATCTTCAATTTTCATTTCATTTATTTTATTTTCCTTTTTCAATTTTATCCTCCTTGATTTTTTTACAAAGATTTGATAAAATGAAACCACGAAACTTTTGATAAACTTACTTGTGTTCCAGCACTTGTAAGTTTTTTTATAAAAAAATACAATATACACATAATATACAAAAAAATGATAACGACAGTTTTTATGATAGTTTAGACATTACTTAAAATTCTCAAAAAGATAATATTTTTGAAATATTATATTTGTTACTCTACAGCATATATAAAAAAGAGAAATGGTATAGAAATTCAAAATATAACCCTTGGAAATCTAATATTTTCAAGGGTTTTTATTTTATTTCAAAATAATCAAAAAATAATTGTTTTAATAGTATATATACAATTTGTTGGTTCTCATCTTATTCTAAAAAAAAACAGGAGGAACTCATTTTCTTTTAATATTTTTGTGATAATATTTCTATATAAGAAAGGCAATATAAAGTTTGAAGTTAAAAGAAAAAACATTCCTTTTATAATTAAAATAATTGTAAAAATAGTTTATTAATGGTAAAATTTAGTAAAGTGTGGAAATATTTGAAAGGAATGACCGAAAGTATGAATATAGTTTTAGAGGACAGTATAAATTACAGAACGGGGATAAAAGATTTCGGAGTAGACCCTGTAAATAAGAGAATTATTATTACAGGTGAAAAACTGGCGTTTCTTAAAGAAGGAAAAATTGAAAAAGAAATAGGAGGAAAAGTAAAAAACAGCGAAATAATAAGATACATAAAAGAAAAAAATCAATTATTTGTTTCAAGTATCTTTTTTGTTTCTACTGTAATGGGAAAAGTATATAAATGCGACAGTCTGAAGAAAAAAATAGTGGAGCCTGTTTTTGACAGTGAAAAAGTAATAGAATTTATGAATTTTACTACAGACGGAAAAATTATTTATATTGAAAATGACACACTTTATTCCTATGAGCCAAATACAAAAGAATTAATCCATTCCGATATTTTAGGTGATAAAAATAAACATAATAAAGGAAATTACAAAATATTCACAAGTGGAGAAAATGTAATTTTAAAATACAGGGAACTGCATAGTCAGAAAAATATAATTAATATTTTTGATAGTAAATTGGAAAAAATATTTGAAATAGAAACTGAAAATAATCATATATTTTCCAAAATTTCAGAGCTGGAATATATAGCAGGGACTGCAACCGGAGAGATAGAAATATGGAATATTTTGGAAAAAGAGCTGTATAATTCTATAAAAATATCTGATTTTAAAATATCATATATTGAAAATTATAATGGAAATTATTTTATTGGTTTAGGCAATGGAGATTTGATTATTACTGACTGGGAGTTTAATATTTTGAAAACTCAGAGCATTTTTAAAAATGAAATTACAAAAATATGTTGTATCGAAAATCAGATTTTTATTTCAGGCACTGATAATAGAATAGTAACTTTAAAAATAATCGATGAAGATAATAGTAATAAAAATATTCAAATAAGAGAAAATTTTTTGCAGGAATATAGAATTCACGATGATTATTATGATTTTTTTACATTGGACAGAGTGATAAGAATTGATAATTTTATAAAAGAAATGGATATAAAAAAGATACATTATACTCCTTCAAAAGAAAAAATATTTAAGGTTTTTTCCGATTCCATTTTTTCAAGAAAAGTCTGTATGATTGGTAAAGATCCTTATTTTCAGGAAGGAGTAGCTACAGGGCTGTCTTTTGAGGTAAATAAATCTTCATGGAATGATTCTGAGATAAATACGTCATTGAAAAATATCTTGAAATTAATATATAAAACTTACACAGGAAAATCTGAAGACATAAATAAAATTCGGGAAGAAATAGAAAATGGGAAATTTCAGATACTTCCTCCTGATAAACTTATAAAATCATGGAAAGAGCAGGGAGTTTTACTTGTCAGTGCTGCCCTCACTACAGTTGTAGGTAAGTCAGGGGAACATCATAAGTTTTGGAATTTGTTTACAAAAGAGCTGTTGGAATATATATCCGCTAAAAATCCTGATATTGTTTATTTTTTATGGGGAAAGGATGCCGAAATTTTTGAAAAAAATATATTGTCAGGAGAAATTATAAAACATAATCATCCTGCAATTTCAGGAAGTTTGGAGAATGAAAAAGATTTTATGAATGGAATATCTTTTGAAAAAACAAAAAATATTATAAATTGGACAGGGATTGAAAAGAAAGTCATCAAAGAAGATAAAAAAGATATTGAAAGTAACGGAAAACTTTTTAAATAG